TGCATAACTTCAGTTGCCGTCATGTTTTGACCCTGTACTGTCATTAGTTGGTCGACAAAGAAATTTTCTCTAATTGCTTTTCTTCTTTGTTCTTCCATTTGCAAACCTAAAGGTTGGTTGCTTCCAATATTTAATGGTTCAATTCTTTCTCTAGTTCCAGATCTATAGAAATTTAATCCACCAGGAACAGTTCTAATTGGTAAAATAAAACCATCATCAGGAACCATTAAAGGTGGATCTATTTGTTTTTGTGCTGCTTTAATAGATACCTTAGACATCGTGTTTAACATCTTAGTATCAGGTAAAGCATTCATCGCTGGCGATCTGCCATACACTTCGTTTGAAGAAGATTTTAAATATCTTGGAACGACATAAGGAAATTCTTTAAATCCACTTTCTCTTAACAATGTGCTTGTTTTTTCGTGAACATGGCAAGATACCCAATCCATATTTTTACTATTGTCATATCCCATTTTAACTTCATTAGGATAAACTGAATGTAATATAACAGCATCATCATAAGGTGCTTTTTCAATGTCTGTTATTATAGATCTTGGTAATTGCGCATCTGGATACATTAATGGAATATTTTTATTTTTAATATGAAATCTTCTAGTTAAGCTATCCACTAATCCTTTTTCATTTTCAGTAATAAATATTTCTGAAATGTGAATTGTTTTAAATCTTAAATCATCTTTAGGGTCATCCGTAATAAACATCGCAGACGTACCAAACGCTAATAGTTCGTGGTATAATTCAAATATTTCTTGTTGGAAATTTGATCTAGCAAAGACTTGCTGCATAACTTTTGCACAGCTTTCTAACCATTCGTTAGCTTCGTCATCTTGACTTATAATTTCATTTCTAAATTTTAATATAAACCATGGGGAAACAGTATTAGTTAGCATACCATTTAAACTAGCTGATAATAATTCTAATGCGTGTGTGGCTGTGCCATCATAAACTTGGTCGTGCCTTTTATCGCCTTTAGTATGTTTAATAGTTATGTTTGCTTTTCTTGGTAAAAAATAATCAGCAATATCTTGCCAATGATCTTCCCAAGTAACCCTTTGTGCTTTGAGAGTTTTATATCTCTCAATAACCATTTTTGCTTTTGGTTCTACTGCCATCTATCCTCCGAGTAATGATTTCTTAGTTGTTGTTAATGCGTTGTCGCCTAAACCTTTTGCGCCAGTTAAAATTGTTGATGATCTACCTTTACCTCTTGCTAATTCCATAGCGCTTGTTGATGTTACTTGTGATATTTCAGCTTTAGTTGGAGCTGGTGTATAAACTGGTGCTGGTGGTGGAGTTGGTGGTTTTGGTCTTGATATAAATCCTCCCATACTATTCTCCTAATAAAGTTTTCTTTGTTGATTTTTCATCATCTTCTAATCCAGAAGCTGATGTTAAAATAGTAGATGCTCTTCCCGTTCTCGCAGCTCTTATTTTTCTTTCCTTTTCTGCTACAGCTGCTTTTCTATCCGCATCTTCGTAAGAAGGTGGGTCAGGCATAGGTGCTGGTGCTGGCGGTAAAGCCGGCATCGCTACTTTTGGCATTAAAAATCCCATATTATATTTCTCCGTGTATTAAGTAATCATTGACAGCGGTTTTCTGCGCTGCAACTTTTTCTCTTGGTAGTTCGGTTATTGCTAAAGCCATGTATCTTGCGCTATCGCAAGCATGACTAGACCAATCCTTAACTGGTTTATTACTAAACATCTTCATCTTTTCGTTATACTTACGATGATGATGTCGTAAAGCATTAATTAATGGTTTTGTACTTTCTATATCAAACCAGCATTTTGGCAGAACCATTTTTAAACTGTGGATACCATCTTCTAAAGGTATCTTAGGTAAGATTTTAAATCTTATCCCAAGCTGGTAAGCAACTTCCCTTCTGGTTTTACCAGAGGAAAATTCGGTAACTTCTATGTCATGGGGAGCAAAATGTTCTCCATAAACATAATCTTTATCTTTTATCATTTGAACGTAATGTGGCAACCCCTCTCGATTATTTTCATAATAATCAATAACCATTATTTGATTTCCTAATTGTTGAAAAAAAATAATAGCCGTGCTGTCATCTACGCCAATATCCCAAGCGGTATTAACCACTAACGCTGGATCGTAACCCACTCTGGTTAATTGCTTTTTCTCTTCTAAATTCTTAATAATTTCTCCATAGATTGCACCTTCAATATTTGCAATCCAGTCGCATTCAAACTCTTGCTTATACTTACTATCTCCCATTTGAGCTTTAGCTGCGTCTAACTCTTCCTGGTCGATAATTTTTGTCTCACTTGCTTTAGCTGTATAAGCTAACCACTTATCATCTGATAAAGCGTGCTGGTATAATTCATAAAAAATATTACTCATACCCGCTGGGGTTCCTATAAAATAACAAAACCCCTTCCTATCAGATAACGCTGGTCTAATAATTTCGTTCCATAACCTCGGATCTATTTGCGCTACCTCATCTATACAAACTCCGTCAAGGAATAATCCCCTTAGTGAATCTGGCTGTTCAGAAGATAACAAGGTTATTCTGCTGCCATTCGGCAAATCACATCTAAGTTCCGTTTCGTGAAACCTAACCCCTGGTATTCCTCCGGCAAACATCTTCATATAATCCCAAGCGATACTTTTAGCTTGCTTATAAGTAGGTGCTATATATGCGAACCTAGGGTTTTTAAGTTTGTTTGTAAGTGCAGCTTTTATTAAATGATTAATAATTGCCACACTTTTGCCAAACCTACGATGGCACGATAATACCGCAAACCTATATCGATCTAATTCCTTATGCAGTTTTGCCTGTAAGGGTCTTGGGGTATAGGGTATCTTAACGTGCATTGTTTATAAAATCGCTAATATTACTATTAAAGCTGCAACACCTATAACCACTTTTTTGTGATCTCTCCAATAATGTTTAGCTTCATGAATAAGTAAATTTATATCCATTATCCCTCCTTAGTGAATTGTTGGTAAATCAAACAGCTCGTGTATTGATTTATAGTCTATGCCGCTATTCTTCATTAATCTTTTTAAAAATTTGTTAGCATGGGTTTGATCCTCAAATCCGTTTAGGTGGATTATTAATCCCCCCGTCTCCTCTGCGGAAAATACCATTGCTGTTATTAATTTGTTTTTTATATCCATTTTAATCCTAATATTCTGCACAAGCATTTTGCACAGAAGTAAATTTTATTTTCCACTATATCCGCTTTATTTTCACATTTTGAGCATTTGGGTCTAGTCATAGTGTTTGTGTGTGTTTGTGTCTTGAAGTCCCGATATATATATTTATAAAAGTAGCGCCACGTTTTTGGTGTATATGGGGGTCTTGCAAACTGAAAAATAACTTTTTTTCTACGTTTTTAATGGGTTGTAGGTACAATACCTACAGCTTACCCACATACATCAATGTTTATTCAATAATTTTAGAGTGATCCAAGTGTAATCCGGTACAGCTCACACTAAAAGAACTCCATACCACGTGTGCGAGAGTGTGCCACTCGCATACAGATACGAACAAACCCACACTCCAACCAGGTAGTTCAACCAATATGATAGGCACAAAAAAACCCAGGAGAGATCTTTCTCTCCCAGGTTAATATATTTAATTAATTATATTTATTCTCTGTCTGCTTTTATAAATCTAAAATAATCAGCACCAAAAAACTTGTGCAGCTTACCCTTAATCTTGCCGCAAGCTCTATAAGTCTTAAATGCTTTTCTACTATCTTTGTCATATCCAAACTCATCACAAAACTCATCAAAGCCATATTCGGCACTTTGACAATCAGTTTGTAAGCATTCAAGCACGCCAGGAATACTTGGTTCTCCTTTTATGCCTATGCCTTGACTAAAAAAAGTAGAAAATTGCTTTCCATCTTTTTTAAAAGTCAACTTGTAGTGATTAGCTTGCCAGCTATCATTACTCATTGATGGATTACTATCTGCATAATTCACATCCATTTTTAATTTAAGTGAACTAGCAAAGTCTTTTATATTTTCTTGTGTTTCCATTTTATTGCTCCTTTTTTATTTAATAAGGATCAATAACATAGACGTTGCTCGTTTGTCAACCTTAAATATGGATAAATACATATTTTTATTTTAGCTAATAAAATAACCTTTTTAATTTTT